GTTATTTGTGATCGTCGGGGCCTGTTTCGTGATCGGCGGGCGGGTTGCCGGTCAAGGACGGCGGCAGGCCGTTTTCATCCAGCGGGCCGCTGTATTCTGTGAGGTCAATCAAGGTCACTTCCGGCGGCGGGGGTATGAGCTTATAATATTTGCCGTTTTCGTAGTGCAGATCGGTCACGCCGTCATACCACGCAATATCCCCGTGTTTGGTTTGGGCGGCCTCCATGCTTTGCTGTGCCTGCGCTTCGGTCAGGCCGTCGAACAGCAGGCGGGCACCGTCGGCAAACTGGGCAACAAGACGGTAAGGCGGATAAACGGTCATGTTTTCGTTATTCATGCGTTGCACCCTTTCGTTTTGTGTTTTGTGTTGGGTCTATTATACCACGCAATGCCCCGGCGGTGAACCGGGGCGGCGCGGTTTTTGTTTTGGGGTTGTTATCCGGGGCACAATTTACAGGCCAAGCACCCGGCGGGCGGCGTATTCGGCATTTTGTGTTAGCTGGCGCTGCCATGCTTTGTTGCGGGGCGACCAGCGGAAACCGTTGGATTTGAGCGCGTCGCGGGTGTCTGCGTCGGGGATTTCGTCGAACAGGATTTGCAGGCGGTTTTCTTCGGCATTGCGCACGATCTCGCCACCGTCAAATTTCGTGGTGTTGTCGGGCTGCTGGGCGGCGGCTTGCAGTTTGTCCAGATCGGCAAGGCGGGCTTGTACGCGCTTGATCTTGCCGCGCAGGCTGGATAGCTCAAAATCGCCGTAGGGCTTGCCGTACAGTTTGATGGAAAAAGCTTCGGGGGCGGTGATCGCGTTGGCCTGTTCGTCGGTCAGGCTGGCATAGCCGCGCAGGGTTTTGTGCTTGCGGTAGTAGGCATTGGCGGCCTTGCAATAATCAAGGGCGTTTTGTTCCTGCTGCAAGCGGTCTTGGAGCAGTTCGCGGGCGTGGGGGTCGGTCAGGTCTACCGCGCCGGTGCCCACGCTGCGGATTTTGTCAAGGATGGCGTCAATCTCCTTGTACTCCTGCCAAAGAGATTCGCGGCGGGCGTTCTGCTTTTGCTTTTTGCGTACCGGGAAGTTGCTGCCGCCGCAAACGAGGATGGAGGGGCAGGCCGATTCGTTGCGGTAATAGGCGTTGTAGTAGTCGGCAAGGCGGCGGGCGTAGCGGTCAAGCAGGGCGTCCAGTTTGTCGTGATAGTAGGGGCTGATCTTGGCTTTTCGTGCCTGTACCAGTGCGGCGGCTTTGTCCACGGCGGTGCGGTATTCTTCCGTAGCGCTGCCGGGGCGGTAGTCGCTCATAGAATTGACATCGTTCGCACGGCGGGCGGTTTGTTCGTTGATTTCGTAGTATTGCATTTTGTGTACCTCCTGTTTTGTGTTTTGGGTAATGGGGACGGGCCGCTTTACAACTGGCCCGGCGTGGCGTTGTGCCGCTGGGGGGCTGCCGTGTGGTCTTATGCCCGGCGGCGGTGCCCATTGCGCAGGGCGGGCGGGGCCTGTTTTTGTGGTGATAAGCTGCCCGTAAACCGTGCCGGGTTCGCCCGGCGGCGGGTACAATCTGTTTTGCGGGGAGATGTGCCGGCTCCCGTTGGACTTATGCCAGCACCCCGGCGGGCTGGCGGCCATTGTTGGCGATGGGTGCGCGTTGTAAATTTGTGCCGGGCTTGTGATCGTGTTTGTTACCCATGAGCGCCCACCCCTTGCAGGGTGGCCGGGCTTGCACCGGCGGCGCGTTATGCGTCGGCCTTGCGGGTCAATCAAGGCAAGTTTCGCGCTTGATTTTGTACTGCGTCTTGATTTTGTCATAGGCGCGGAGCGTGACCATGTAGGTGCCCTGTTCTGCGTCGTAGGTAATGCCGCGCCCGTGGAGCGGGGGCAGGCCGTCACGCAGGGGGCGCAGAAAGTAGTGCTTGCCATAGTAGGCAAGATCGGCGGCGTAGTCGCAGCCCGTGGGGGCCTGTTGCATTTCGTAGCAGTAGGAATACTCGCCGGGGGTGGTGGCCTGCACGGCGGGGGCCTTGGCGGCCTCCAATGCGTCATAATCGGGGGCGTAGCCGTAAACCTCGCCGGTGCTGGGGTCGTAGCGGGAAACGGAAAAATCCGGGATGAAAAGCGCCGTGTTTGCGCCGATCTGCTGGGAGTAGCCACCGGGAACCGGGGCAAAGGTGCCGGGAATTTTGCGTTCTGTTGCTGCCATTGTGAAAGCCTCCTGTTTTGTGCTGTGTTTTGTGTGGGTGGTTTTGTGTACCCATGAGCGCCCGCCCCATGTGGGGCGGCTGGGCTTGCACCAGCGGCGGCGGGGTGCCGTCGGCCTTGCGGGTTGTGTGGGTCAGTCGGAGATACAAAGCATATAGCCGCGCTTGGCGCAGATGATCGAAAGCCGGTTAAACTCCATGTAGCGGCGGAGGGTGTCAGGGTTGCGGGTGTCGGCCAGTTCTGCCCGGTGGCGCTGCATATAGCGGCGCTGCGTGGCAAGCTCTTTTTGTGCTTGACGGTCAGACAGACGGAAAAGCGTGTAAGTGGTCATAGTGTGCGGCCTCCTGTTTTGTGTTGTGTGTGGGTGATCTTGTACCCATGAGCGCCCGCCCCGTGTGGGGGCGGCTGGGCTTGCACCAGCGGCGGCGGGTGCCGTCGGCCTTGCGGGTTGCGTGGGTTAGAACATGGAAATTTGCTCACATTCTGCGGCGGGCTGTGCAGGGGCGGGAGCTGCGGCGGCCTGCTGCGCTGCCTTGCGGGCCTTGCGTTCGTCGGCCAGCTTTTTGTTATAGGCGGCGATCTCCTCCGGGGTCTTGGCCTTGGGGGCGTCGTCCTGCCCGGCGGGCTTGACCTGATCGAGAGTGAACAAGTGCGCCTTGGCCATGTAGTAATGCGGGTCGGGGGCGTCGGCGTCGGGGCCGTTCTGCCCGGCCTTGGCGGCTTCTGCGCGGGCGGCCTTGGCGGCCTTGCCGGGGCGCTCGGTGTACTTCCACAGATCGCAGGTAATGGCGGCGTGTTCGCCGCGCTTGACGGAGTAGCCCGCCTTTTTCCACTCTGCAAAGGTGTGAATGGGCAAGCAGCCCTTGGCGGCCACGATGGCCTGCGCCTCTGCCTTGGTGTAAATGCCGTGTGCGATTGCCTGATTGATGATGATCTCGTTGTTAGTCATGGTGAAAACCTCCAAAATATTTTTTATTAGATCGGCCCGGCGGGCTTGCAGCGGGCCGGATGTTTTGATAAAATGGGGGTAGCCGCTGACAGGAGCGGCCACCCTTGCGAGGGGTGAAAAGGGTTCAGCGCTTTTGCCGGGGCTGAACCCCTTTTTTATTTCCCTGCGCTTGTGGTGGGCGGTGTCGTGCCTGCAATGTATTTCAGGCAGTCAAGCACCTGCGCCGGTGTCATGCCTTGCGCCCGGAGCCAATCGGCCAGCCGGTCAAGCTCTTTTGCTGTCGTGTCGTTCATGGTGTCCTTTCTCCTCCTGTCCGGGTATTCAGCTTGCGGCGTTCGGCTGTGTGCCGTGTCGCTTGCTGTGTCTGCATGGTAGCACGGTTGAATGCCGTTTGTCAAGCATTCAACCGTGCTTTCTGCGTTTTGCACAATTCGGCACGGTTGAATGTTGTGCAAATTGCACAGTTGAATGCCGGACGGCAATGTGCTATATTATTTATAATTAAAACAACAAGGGGGTATTATATGCCAATATCAGAGGCAAAGAAACGAAATAACGCGAATTATACGGCGAAATGCGATTATATAAACATTCGCCCACTAAAGCCGGAGGGGGCAAAGATCAGAGCCGCCGCCGAAAATGCCGGGCAAAGTCTGCAAGGATATATTTTGCAGGCAATCCGGGAACGCATGGAGCGCGACGGCCTGCCCATCGACCAGCCCGCCGCCGATGAAGAAAAATAAAACAGATCAGCACAAAAGCCCCTGCAAGCTCACCGCCTGCAAGGGCTTTTCTTTTTCCCACTATTCACACCACCCCACCAGCCAGCAGGCCGCCCACCACCAGCAGCACAGGGCAGCAGCTCACCAGCCAGCACCACACCACCGCCACACCAGCACCAGCCCCAACACCGACAGCCAGCACACCACCCACACACAAACACACAACACCCGGCGGAATACCAGCGGCCAGCACCGCCGCCCGGCAGGCCGCCGCGCCGACGATCACCAGCGAAACGCCCGCCCGCGCCGCCTGCGCAGTTACTAAACGCCCGCGCACTATACCGCCCGCGCGGTAATTACTAAACGCGCCTGTACGCACCCGCGCCCGCCCGTGCGCGGTAGGTACTGCGCGCGCGTACATTTAGCTTTGCGGGTTCGAGAGCGCAAAAGTTGGGTAGGTATGAGGGCGTTTTTTCACTTCCCCTTGGGCCGGGCGGAAAAAGTAGAGGGGGGTCAAAAAAATAAAATTGGGCAGAAATGAGGGCGGGGGGCGCGGGCTTGGCGGCAGGCACGGGAGAGGCGGGGGCGGTGCTGCCCGGCGCGGCGCGGTGGAGGGCAAAAAAATAAAGGCAAGCACATTTTTGTGCAAGCCTTTTTCAATCCTGCATATCGCCGGTGAGCCATTCAATGGTTACGCCGAGAACGCGGGCAAATATGACAAGTTCATAATCGGTTACAAAGCGCAAGCCGGTTTCTATGCGGCTGATCGCCTCGCGCCCTATGCCAAGACCGGCCACTTGGAGTTTGGCGGCAAGTGCGTCTTGCGAGAGGCGCTGTGCGGTGCGGGCTTGGTGGATTCTATCGCCGGAGATATTGGCCTTGCCCTCGTATGTATAAATCTTCAAACCTTTTCACCTCACTTTACTTGACAATAGCATTTTTTACGCTTAATCTTGTAATAAAGATTTACAAAGCATAAAAAAGTAAATCAAAATGCAAGAAAGATTTACAGTGGGTTGAAATTATCGCAAGGAGTGTTCAAAGAAAAGGAGTTTGGCAATGGCAGTGGTATTTACGGTACTTATGGTTATGGCGGGAATTTATGCGCTGTTCAAGTGGCCTATTCCCACGCTGGCAGTGCTGGGGGTTCTGATCGTGATAGGAAAATCTGGCGAGAACAAAAACGGCGGCACAGCACCGACGACCGCGCCGCCACCGGCAAAGCCTAAAGCACCATCTTCCCCGATCAAGCCGCAGGCGGTGCAGCCTACCGTGCAGGCACAGCCGAAAGCGCCGGAGGTGCGAAAGGCATATACCGCGCCGAGCATGAAAGAGCTGCTATACCCGGCGGAGGTGCCTACCTTTGCGGAACTGGCAGAAGGAAAGCACAAAGACCCACGGGCGCTGATCTACACCATAGCCAACCTTGACCCGGAGAGGAAACGGCCTTTTGCAGAGGACGATATTTCCTACTTGGATTTTGGGAGAAAGAGCAGCGCCTATTCCGCCTTGAAAAAAGCGGGATTGATTGAGCCGCTTACGCCGAGCGAAGAAATAGAAAAGGCGCTTACCAAAGACGAACTGCTGGCACTGGTGCGGGAACGCGGACTGCCTGACACGGGAAAGAAGCGGGCGTTGGCCGACAGACTGGCGGGCAGCGGCTACAAGCTGAACCGCCGGAAAACCGGCGGGCACCTGTTCCGTCTGACAGAAACGGGAGCGGGAATTGTGACGGTGCGCCGCAATGACAAGCGGGCGGCAATCAACCGGGCCATTGCTGCACTGAAAGAGCGAAACTACCAAGGGGCGGTTGAGGCGTACCGAAAGTATGACAGCAAGTGGGGCTTTGCCCACACATCGGGGAAAGTACATACTATCTTTGCCTATTACGACATACCGTGCGGCAGATTCCAGTGCATAGAGAACTGCGCCATGCAGGAACTGCACAACACTGAGGACTTCAAGGAAACCTTGCGGGCTTGCCTGCTGGCCGGGTTTATGCGCGGGTGCCAAGATCGGTGGGAGCTGACGGACGACTTTAAGGCTGCGTGCAAGGAAGAAATAAACTGTCCGCGCCTGCTTAGTCTGTTTGACTATGAACCGGCGGTGCTGCAAAATATGCGGCAACAAATAGAGTTCAGTTCAGACAATGCACTGGAATACTATATCTCGCACTTGCTCTACATAAGCAAACAGCGGGGTTGAAATTTTTTTAGAAAGTTAGCAACTTTGACAGGTTTTGTGTGGTATATTAGTAGCATGAAAATATAAAGGCTCGTGGCGGGAACGCTGCGGGCCTTTTGTTTTGGGCCTGCCCGGCGGGGGCGGGCTTTACTTTTTGGAGGTGTAGAATGCCGAAGCGGAGCGAGAAGCGCGACACCGCCAAGGCTGAATATATCGCCAAGAAGAAAAAGGGCGAGGAAGTAAGCCTGCGGGCGCTGGCCGGGGAGCTGGGTGTGAGTTACCAAACCCTGCGCAACTGGAAAGCGGCGGACAAGTGGGAAGAAGCGTTACCCAAGAAAAAGCGCGGCGGGCAGCCGGGCAACCAAAACAGCAAGGGCAAGCGCAATGCAGCAGGCAGCCACGACGGTGCGCCGCCCGGCAATAAGAACGCAGAGAAAGACGGAGCGTACAGCACCGTCTTTTTTGATATGCTTTCTGCCGAAGAATTGAAGATCACCGAGAGTGTGCCGCTGGGCGGGCGTGAGGCGCTGGAACATGAAATGAAGATTTTGAAGTTCCGCGAACACAAGATACTGGCAAAAATTGCCGAGTATGAGAGCCAGCCGGAGGACGCACTGTTTGTGAGCAGCCTTTTGGATATGCGCACCCCCGGCGGGCGGGGCAAGGACAAAAAAGACGGTGCCAACCAAACCATGGGTATGTACAGCAAGGACAGCGCCTTTAGCCGGGTGCTGAAATTGCAGGAAGCGCTATACAAGGTGCAGGGCCGCATTGCCAAGATTGCGGACAGCCTGCGGGCCTTGGAGGAGAGCGACAGGCGCATGGCGCTGGAAAAGCAGCGGCTTGAAATTTTGCGCATGAGAGCCACCGGCGCGGTGGATGTGCCCGACCCCGACGGGACGGCGGCAGATGATCTTGACGCGCCTTTGGAGGAGGACACGGAGGAATGACACTGTACACCAGCAAGGTTATTGCCCAGTGGTTATGCCTGACCGAACGCCGGGTGCGGCAGTTACGCGACGAGGGCGTGATCGTGGAGGCAAGACCGGGGCTGTATGAGCTGCAACCCACCGTGGCCCGGTACATAAAGTATTTGGGTGGAGCAGGAAAAGAGAGCCTGAACACCGAGCGCATGAAGCTGACCGCCGAAAAGCGGAAAGCGGCGGAAATGGACAACGACCTGCGCCGGGGCGATTTGCACAGTACGCAGGATATTGAAAAGGGCATACAGACCATGTGCCTGAATATCCGCAGCCGGTTTTTGGCTATGCCTGCCAAGCTATCGCCTACGCTGGCGGCTATGGACGGAAACCAAGCCGCTATTTTTGACGAAATGAAAAAGGCCATCGACGAAACGCTGGAAGAATTGAGCGACTACCGCGTGGCCTTTGCCGTGGAGGACACCGCCGATGAAAGGACAGAAGAAAAATAAAGACCCCTGCGCGGGGTGCGTGTGGAGGATTTGGACGGGTGACGAAAGAAACCTGTGCTTTTTCCCTGATTGCAGGCGAAAGGAGTACGACAGACTGTGGGGTAGCAAAAAAGCAAAAGCTGCTGGAAATACCGCAAGCGACAATGGAAATGCTGGCGCGGTGTGTGGCGACGCTGAAACCGCCCCCGGAGCTGACACTATCCCAATGGGCTGACCGCTACCGTATGTTGAGCGCGGAGAGCAGCGCCGAGCCGGGGCGGTGGCACACCGACAAGGCACCGTACCAGCGGGAGATCATGGACGCCATAGGCGACCCACACATACGGCGGGTGGTTATTATGTGCGCGGCGCAGTTGGGCAAGACCGAACTGCTGTTGAATATCCTTGGCTATTTTATGGCATACGCCCCCGCGCCCATCTTGGTTATGCAGCCAACCTTGGACATGGGGCAGACATTCAGCAAAGACCGCTTGGCCCCGATGATACGCGACACGCCGGTGTTGCGCGGGCTGGTGGATGTGAAAAGCCGATACGCCGGGAACACGATCTTGAAAAAGAATTTCCCCGGCGGGCATATCACCATAGTGGGCGCGAACAGCGCCACCGGCCTTGCCAGCCGCCCTATTAAAGTGCTGCTGGCCGACGAGGTAGACCGCTACCCCGGCAGCGCCGGAACCGAGGGCGACCCGTTGAGCCTTGCCCAAAAGCGCCAAACAACATTTTGGGATAAGAAAACGGTTATGGTATCGACCCCGGTTATCAAGGGGCACAGCCGCATTGAAACCGAGTACAATCAATCCACCCGCGAGGAATGGAATGTGCCGTGCCCGGAGTGCGGGCATTACCAGCCCTTTGTGTGGGCAAACCTGATCTTTGACCCGGACGACCTGAAAAAAGAGATCGTTTACAAATGCGAACGCTGCGGGTGCGTGGCGAACGAATACCGCTGGAAACAGCAGAGCCAGCAGGGCCGCTTTGTGCCGGAAAACCCCGGCGCGGAAACGCGGGGGTTCCACCTGAACACGCTTGCCTCCACCTTTTGCGGGTGGAAAGAGATCGTGCAGAAATTCATAGTGGCGAAAGAACAGCTTGACCAAGGAAACCCGGAGGGCATGAAGGTTTGGGTAAATACCGAGCTGGGCGAAACTTGGGAGGAACGGGGCGAACAGGTGGAGGACACCGAACTGTTCAACCGCCGCGAGATTTACGATGCGGTGGTGCCCGAAGAAGTGCTTGTGCTTACCGCCGGTGTGGATGTGCAGGATGACCGTTTTGAGGTTGAGATCGTGGGCTGGGGCATTGGCAAGGAAAGCTGGGGAATCCGATACCAAAAGATTTACGGCGATATGCTGAAAGAACAGGTATGGGAGGACTTGGATGCCTTTTTGCAGACCGTGTGGTGCAAAAAAGACGGAACCGCGCTGCGCATTATAAGCTGCTGCATTGACAGCGGCGGCCACCACACCGACCAAGTGTACCGCTTTACCAAGGAACGGTACGAGCGCGGCGTGTGGGCGATCAAGGGCAAGGGCGGTGCCGAGGTGCCCTACATCCGCAACCCCACCACCAACAACCGTGTGAAAACGCCGCTGTTCATCATTGGCGTGGACGCGGGCAAGGCACTGTTATACCAGCGGTTGCGCCACAACACCAAGGGGCCGAACTACTGCCACTTCCCCGCAAACGAAGAAGCCGGGTATGATGAAACCTACTTTAAGGGCCTGACCAGTGAGAAGATGGTGGTGCGATTCCGCAAGGGGCGCAGCGTTACCGTGTGGGAGCTGAAAGACAGCAAGTACAAGCGCAACGAACCGCTTGACCTGCGCAACTATGCCACCGCCGCTTTAGAGATTGCCAACCCCGTGCTGGCAAAGCCGGAGCCGGGCATGGCGCAAAGACCCCGGCGGGCAGGCCGCCGCCGCATTACAGGAGGTATTTAATGGCTATTTTTTCAAAAGAAATGTGCCGGCAGAAATTGAATACATGGCTTGCGGCGGAGGAAAGTGTAGCCACCGGGCAAAGCTATCAAATCGGCACAAGAATGTTGACGCGGGCAGACCTGAAACAAATCCGCGAGGAAATGGAATATTGGGCACAAAAATTATCCGAGGCGGAGGCCGAGGAAAAGAACGGCGGACGCAACCGCCTGTACCACTTTGTTGCCTGTGATGTGTGAGGGAGGGCGACACCGTGAATGTATTTGACAGAGCCGTGGCCGCCGTGGCCCCGGTACACGCCGCCAAGCGGGCA